GTGTGTTTGTAATGAAGAAGGGAGGAAATCCCTCAGGTTCAGTAAACACCATCGTTGACAACACCTTGATCCTATACATGCTGATGGCATATGGGTGGATAATGGTGAGCCCCGAATCCGAATGTAAATATAGTTCTTTTACGGATAATTTGTCATTGGCCTTAGTTGGTGATGATAACACGTGGACGGTGTCAGATGCAGCATTGGAGTTCTTTAATGCACGATCGTTGATAGCTGAGTGGAAAATCTTAGGAGTTACCACAACAACGGATTGTTTAGAACCCCGCCCTGTCGAGGAGTTGGATTTCTTATCTGCCCACACCGTATTCATCGACGGTGTTGCTGTTCCTCTTTATCAGCGAGATAAGTTATTAACTTCACTTCTTTATTCATCACATCCTGAAGACCCAGCTTATACCCTAACACGGGCAGCAGGCATCCTCCAAATTGGTTGGACAGACGAGAGCTTGAGAGCCTATCTGCAAGAGTTGATTGGATGGTTAGTCTCAGAATATTCCGATGTCCTCCATGATAATATGGAGTGGAAGTTGGCAATGAGACAAGTGATGAATGATCAAGAATTGAGGAAGCTATTTGTAGGTGAGGCACAGCCCCTATATAATCAATCATATTCCGAACGCGAAGAAAGATTAAAAAGCGGAATAAAAAGCAGTTATACTAAATATAGTCTAACGGGCCCCACTTACGATAGTGGATTGATTGAGCAAAAATACAATATGCTAGCATTACCTCAACGACAAAGAAAACCCAGACAACGACAGTTGGCACAGACTGTTGGCGCCGTTCAAATGAACAAGAGTGGCGTTGGGTTCCACATTGCACCTCCCCCAAGAAGAGTGAATGTTGGATTACCCTTTCCTGGCAAGGCACAAGCCAGGAAGCAGAGGCGTGTAAACAAAATGCCCAAGCCCAAAGCGAGCGGTTATGGTTCATGGCAAACTCAAGGAATGAATGAACCCCGCCGAGGAGGACCAGGAGTGTCCTTTGGGCCTGGAGGACCTATACGAAGTAGATCTATGGATATGAGGGTGACCGCAGGAGGTCAAACTTTACAAAGTTCACGTAGGCAAGTGATTGAGCAGGATGAGTTCATTGCAGTAGTCAATGGTACTAACTCTGCCACCCCTACAGTGACCCCGTATCCAATAAATCCTGGACAAGTGGGGACATTCCCATGGTTGTCTAAGGTTGCCCTGTTGTTTGAAAAATACACATTTGAAGCATTAGAGTTCTATTTTAAAACTAGAACCAGTCAGTTTCAAACACAAGGACAAGGAGCTGTTGTGCTAAGCTGCGATTATGACGCCGCAGATGCTCCGCCCACCACGTTACAGCAAACTCTCGACATGGATCCACATGTTGATGATGTGCCGTATGAGCAGTTAAGGTTGTTTTTACAGCCGTTTGAGCTCAATGATGGTGGAAGACGTAAGGGAAAGTACGTGCGTCCTGGTGCTTTACCCGGTGGAGGTGATATTAAAACCTATGATGCCGGCAACTTGTTTGTTACCACTGTGAATAATGGTAGTACAGCCGAGTTGGGGGAGCTTCGAGTGCGATATAGAGTTCGCCTAGAGGTCCCTGTGTTAGAAAGTACTGGAGCAGCACCAGCCAACAATCAAGTTGCGTGGTTTCAGTCTACGAATCCAGAAGCTGAAACAACAGGTGTACCGCTAACATTGGCTTTAGCAACGGCTGAAGCTAATGGTATAGCAGCTGTAAACACCGCCGGATCAATTGTAATGCCGGCCGGAAACTACTTGTTGGATTATTATGTCACAGCTTCAGCGACGACTGCTGTGACAGCCCAGACAATAAATGTAGAGAAGAATGGCGCCCAGATAGGATTGGATGCGCCTGGTATCGCAATAGGTGCAGGAGCCACAGTTACATCGGTAACTATTAGTGGCAGCGCCTTTGTTTCGTTGAACGGAACAGATATCTTGAAGCTTGTTTCAACGACAACTGGAACTGGTGGTGGAGTCACCGCGGCAGGTTCGTTGCGTATAGTAGCCGTGTAAGCACGGTGAATGGGCCCCTGGTTGGGGGCCCGGTGAAAACCTAGGTAAAGAAATACAACCAGTTAGCCTTCTGTAAAAGGCCAGTTTTAGTGTTTATGAAAACACTAGTGTGTGCGGGCGACGTTTTGCGGATTTAATCACCAATAGATTCGTTGTTTTAGCACATGCGGGGTAGCCTACGTTGATCAAACGTAAAACCATTGTCCGAATGGTTCCCTGGTAAGGAATAGGAAAGTGACCTGAATGTCACCTATGAGCAGTAAAAGCCTGCGATTGAAGTTAAAGTGGACCGTCCGGAAACAGGGACGGGATATAAACATACTGAAGTGAGAGCTGATAAAGGCACTTGCGAACAAAAGAAAAAGTTAAATAATATATAAAAAGTTTTCCACCGGTAATGGACCGGCTTTGTTTTGCGTGCGTAAGTGATCTTGGCGATGAGTAATCTTGTAGTGAGTGAGCAGTACCGTTGAAAAATACCCCGGCGCGAGTAAGACCAGAAATGGCGCGTGTAAGTCCGATAAGGTAAAGAGTACAATGAGGAACCCAATTACAATGGAACAAATAACAAGTAATAATCGTTTTTCCCGCGAGGGAGTTTAGTTGTGTAAGACGATACACAAGTGTAAACATAATATATGGTGAGAAGGTTTAACTCACGCTAATGATTAGTATAACCACCGGACCGGG